AGATGCCCCTAATTGATAATCCCAATTAAATGCTGCAATTGGATTTAATGGAGATGTTCCTTGATTAGAAGAAGCAGCATAATCTATTTGACAAATTGTTCCACCTGTCATTGCAGTTGCTGCGACATCAAATTCAACATTTGCATCACTTGCTACAGCATTATATGAGGCACCTGTTAATGTTGCATTTTTAACAAGCTGTATTTCAAAATTATCAGCAGAAGTAGGTATAACTTTAACAGCGCTTGGTAATACTATTGCACCTAATGCAGTTGACGCAAGTCTAATAGATACTAGTGGTAATAATGTTGTTCCAACACCGGTTAATGCAGTTGCTCTTCGTGCAATGTGATCTATTGATGTAGGCTCCAATCCACCTTCAGATACAACAGAAGAACAAATTTGTTTTAAAGAAGAAGATCCAGAAGTAGCTCCTGTATTTGTAATTTCATATCTAACAGGAAGAATTGCTGTAGTCATATAAACAGAAGTTCCATAAACGTTTGCAGTTTGATAAGTATGACAAACAATATATTGACCATTAATAATAAATCCGCATCTAACATTACCAACTCCTAACCATTCAAAATCCATCCATAAAATTTGAGGTTTAGTTAAATCTAAAGTTAAACCACTTGCACCAGTTCCATCTAATTTATCTCCATTCCAAGCAGATTGATCAACTTTTCTTGTAGTATCATCTACAGAACCACCAATATAAGTTCTTAATATAAATGATTTAGTAGTATTATTTAATTGAAAAAAAAGACCATTTTGAGTTCCAAAATAACCAACACGTTGTCTTAAATTTGTTTTAGCTTCATTCATTACAAATGTTGCAAGAACTAATAAACCTTTACCTGGCTGATAGGTCATTGTTCTAAATGTTTGTCTAACTACTTCAGATCCAGAAGTTGACGTTACATTCATACTAGCTGTTGCTTCATTAGCTAAATAAGTAAGTGTTCCACCAGTTGCCGTTGAAGTATCAAACTGATTGTCTACTGCGTATCTATTTTGAGAATCAAATAATGTATAGGGTTGAGATACTCTTAATCTTCCAAATGCATCTGTATTAGTACCTGCAAATGTAATATAAGATGGATTAGTAGAACTTCCTTGATCACATCCAAATCCATTTTGATTTCCATACATAAATTGTAACATCGCTGCTTGTTCGTTAATTAAATCTTGTTGATATCCAAAGTTAAGTTGATTTTTAATTGTATTAATTGATTCAAGTATTTGTCTTTGATTATCAACACTATAATTATCTGTTGGTTCTGGTATATAAGCTGTAATTTTTGCCATTATCTTCTACCACCTGCTTCAATGTCTAATCTCAAAGTTCCATACCTCCAAGTTTCATCTACTGCTTCATTTTCAATTTTTACACTCACTTGTCTTCCTCGCACACGAGTATCTACTTTAGTTGTTGAGGATGTAATTGTAAATGGCCCAGTAATTAATGGTGGTGTTGTAGAAGGTATAGATTCACTATTTGCAGGATAATCTCTAAAGAATAAAGTTATTTTTGCATTACCTTCTAAACTCTTAAAATCAGGAATAAATCTTTTAACACGCATAATAAGTTGACCATCTCCGGCTAAACCTTGTTCAGAAATATCATAGTCTCCAGATTTAATATATGCAGCTATTGCAGTAGCATTACCATCAAAATCCACTTCATTGACGCCCGTTTCTTGTGCCCAGTATTTAGATGAACCATAAGTATTTGTTACACCATTAATAGTTGGAAAAGTTGGAGTTCCAGTTGTATTGTATTGTGTTGCATAAGGTAATGAATATGTACCTGCATCATTATAAGTTGTTCTAGATAATGTTCCTGTTGCCCAAGTATTTTCAGTAAAATTATAAACTACATTTCTATCTACTTGAAGAGAGGTTGCTTGTGCATAATACCAACCTACTTCATTATATAAAGAATTATGGTAGGCATAAACTATTTGACTTGCATTATAATTAATTCCTAAATTATCTCCTGTCGTTGTGAATACAAAGTCTTCAACTAAAGATGGTATTTGTTTAACTGTTCCATCAAATGCAAAAAATCCTCCACCAAATCCCATCCAAAATACAGCACCTTCTGCATATACCATTGCATGTTGACCAATACATCCACAGTTTGTTCCAACTTGTCTAATTGAAAATGTAAATGGAGGTCCTACAAACTGAATAGTATAAGCTGCTTGATCTGTTAAAACTAATATATAATCTTTACCTTGCACAGCTCCTATAATCTCGTTGCCCGTATCTAGTCTAAATGTACCAGCAGTATTTGTAACCGTTGGATTCCAAGTATTAATATCTTCTTGATTTGAGAATCTTATAAACATTGGATCTTGAGTAGATGGAGTTCCAATTGTAGTTTCTGTTCCAAATGCAAATAAATGTCTATCTCTATCTGAAACTAAAGTCATAATAGATTTTGTTGGAGCATTTGCAATAACTGCAGCTCTTACACTTAATCTACCTACTGCAGATGGATCCCAAGTAAATGTTTTACTATTTTTAATGGTTGCAACAAGAATCTGTCCATAATTATCAAGTGACCAGGATCCAGCATTAAGATTTACATTTGTTGTTGATCTTTCAGTTCCCCAAGTTCCAATATTCCATTTTCCAGTTCCCCAACCATAAGCAGGTGTTTGTCCAATAGGTCCAATTGTTTCATATGCTTGAAAAGATAAACTTCCACCCGTTGTAACACCCGTTCCAGTTTCTGTTGTCGGCATTGTAAGAGTAAAAGTAGAAGTAGTTGGGACTGTTATTACTTCAAATGTATTTGTTGTAAAACTTGCCGATGTATAACTTGTTGTAGGTGATCCTGGAGTTGTTGCTGCAGAAAATATTAAATAATCTCCAATGGATAATCCATGATTTGATTTTGTAATAGTGACAGTTGTTGATGAAGTTGTTGAACTATATGTACATCCTGTTACAGCAGTTTGAACTGGTGTAATATCAAAAAATTGTTGTTCATAATAAATAGCAAGTATTTTAGATGTTCCTATGGCTGCATATTTTTTACCATCTAATGCAGTCCAAGTATGCTGGTCTCGCGCTGGACCTGCTAAGGTGCTAGAAACGAGTTGCTGGAATCCACCTATTTTTTGAGGTTCTCCATAACGAAATCTAATATTATCCCCTTCAATCCATTGCCCTTCGGCTCCGGTTGCAGTTTGTTGTTTATTAAATCCTGGCTTAAATTGTATCTTTTGCAAAGGCATAACTTGAATTATATACGCCTTTTTGCTATTATACAACGCAGAAATTTAAATGATAAAGATAGTATGACAATCAATTTACCACTAAAAGTAGACAATCTATTTTGTTCTCCAGTTTATAGTTTAGTAATGCCAACCTTTTTAAATGAGATAAATAGAATATCGGATAGATATATTGAAGAAGCTAAAAAAAGTAATCAACCATTAATAGATGAAAGAAATAAATTTGTTGGTAAAGATTTAAAAGATTTTGCATTTGTTCATCATTCTCAATTTATGGGTAATGATCCAGATTTAAAAGAATTTAAAGCATTTATAAAAGATACTTCTTATAATATTTTAACGCAACAAGGTTATGATTTAACAGGACATAAACTTTATTTTAAAGATTTATGGGTACAAGAATTTCCACAAGCGGGTGGAGGAGAACATTGGCCACACATTCATGAAAGCAGTCATATATCAGGATTTTATTTTTTAAAATGTTCATCTAAAACATCTTTACCAGTTTTTCATGACCCAAGACCTGCAAAATGGATTACTGAACTTCCACTTAAAAATGAATCAGTGCAATATGCTTATAATCGTTTTCCATATCCCGTACTTCCTGGAACATTTGTATTTTTTAATTCTTATTTAACACATCAATATGTATTAGATGCCGGAATTGAACCTTTTAGATTTGTTCATTTTAATGTTCAATGTTTTAAACCAAATGAAGAAAACGTATGATTGTTTTAGATGAAATAAAAAATGAGGAAAATTATTCTCATAGTATGATTGTTACTTATCCAAGGACAATTCAAATATCTCATGGTGTTTATGATAATGTAGTGGATATGCATAATTTATGTATTATGATTTCACAAAATTTAGATAAATCAGAAATTACAAATGTTTATGGTGGAAAAACTCCATGGGGATTTTTTAATGATAAACCAGAGTTTATAAGATTTATAGATTATGTAGTTCAAAAACATCAAAACTCAAATCCATTTTTTAACAAAAATAATTGGTATAACAAAAACATAACATTTGATTCTTGGGGAAATGAAATTAAAAAAGGAGATAGTGTTGCAATGCATACCCATAAAGATTATCATTTAATATTATATTTAACAGAAGGAGCTCCATTAATATTACCAGAACTTAAAATGACTATTCACCCAAAAAAAGGTCATTATTATATATTTCCACCTAATGTATTACATGGTGTTGGTAAAGTTGAAGAAAATGGTAACACGAGATATTGTTTAGTAACTAATATTATAGAAGCAGCAGATTGGAAGAAAAACAAATTAATTAAGGAGGAATTAGATGCAAGAGAAAAAAGTTAATATTAAAGATTTTATAGGTGTTTATGATGGATATATTCCAGATCAAGCTTGTGATGAAGCTATAGAATTATTTAACAAATACCAAGAATTCAATAAAGTATTTTCAAGATTTACATCAGAAGGAACAACACAAGATAGAAAAGATGATAAACAATTATTTTGTACCGGAGATGTTTTAACTGATCAAGAATTTAACGTTAATAAATTAAAATTATTGATGATTAATTTTGATATGGCATTAAGACATTATTACACAGAAACTAATGTTAAAAAATATACTGCAGAAGATATTATAACTGATCATGTTAAAATCCAAAAAACACTTCCTGCTCAAGGTTATCATGTTTGGCATGTTGAACATGCTGCAGAAAGGGATATGGCAAAAAGAGTTCTTGTATATTCCATATATTTAAATACTGTTGAAGAAGGTGGAGAAACTGAGTTTTTATATCAATCTCAAAGAGTTCAACCTGTCAAAGGTAGAATTGTAATATGGCCAGCTGGATTTCCATATGTACATAGAGGCAATCCACCATTAAAAGGAGAAAAATATATTCTTACTTCTTGGATTTCTTTTAAATAATTAAACTACAAACGACGTAACAGGAAACATCTCAGGCTCGACTGGTAGTACTACTTTAACGACGCAACAGATCGCCTCTCATACTCATAGTGGACAATTAACAAGTCCTGGCTGCCCCTCTGGAGGAAAATTTGCAGGAGGCGATGGTAATTTAGTGTCATCAGCAACTACATCAGCTACAGGTGGTGGTCAGTCTCATTCTCATACTTTATCAGCAAATTTCGTAGGTAGTTCTCAATCAACATTAGCTCCATATTTAGTACTTATTTATATCATTAAGACATAACAAACGACGTAACAGGAAACATCTCAGGCTCGACTGGTAGTACTACTTTAACGACGCAACAAATTGCTTCACACGGACATACTGTAGGTACGGGTAATCCTGCAACAAATTCATTTACTAATACTGTAAGTCCTTCTAATACGTGCAGTGGTTCTGGCACTGCAAATACAAGTAACACGGGTGGCGGTCAATCTCATTCTCACACGTTAAGTGCTAACTTTGTAGGATCAGCTAATTCAGTTTTACAACCATACCTTGTTCTTATTTATATCATTAAGACATAACAAACGACGTAACAGGAAACATCTCAGGCTCGACTGGTAGTACTACTTTAACTACTTGTCAGATCCCTTCTCATAAACATTCATTCAGTACAGCTGGTCCTACTATGAATAATGCTCGTTTTTATGCTGCCTGTGCAGCGAATAATTTTGATACTGGTGGTTCTAAAAGTTGTTCTGGACCAATATCAAATACAGGAGGCGGTCAATCTCATAATCATAACTTGTCAGCTAACTTTGTAGGATCAGCAAACTCGGTCCTTCAACCTTATTTAGTATTAATATATATTATAAAGACTTAGAACTAGATACTAGGGTCTCGGTCCTAGTCGCTCGATCTTTTGTTCTGAAGTTTCACCTTGAACATTGTTCTTGTCCCAAGCAACTTGTGACTGGTAAGTTTGTTCAGTTAAATTGAACCTTTCTATATATTTATTTAATATAGAAATATCGGTAATTGGAACATTACCTTTTCCTGAAGATACTTTATACTCAATTTCTTTTTGACCATCATCATGGTACTGAATAGCATGAATATCTTTATCAACAGATGCCCAGAATTCTGAATCATTATTAATAACATGACAACGTCTATTAGGATGTTGACACTCTATAGTCTCTAAATAAATAGCTTGATCGCTTGGTATAACTGTTAAATGCATAAATATCTCCTTGTCTCTTATTAATATAAGAATTTATTTAGGAATGCAATACTTAATAATTATGTCTTAATGATATAAATAAGTACTAAATAAGGAGCTAATGTTGATTGAGAACTTCCTACAAAGTTAGCACTTAACGTGTGAGAATGAGATTGACCACCTCCTGTTGAACCTGTATTCATTGCATTTGTACTAGCAGTAGCACCTCCACAGCCTGCAGAAACACCACTTAAAGTACCACCAGCACTACTATGAGTGTGCGACGGAATCTGTTGCGTCGTTAAAGTAGTACTACCAGTCGAGCCTGAGATGTTTCCTGTTACGTCGTTTGTAGTATTATAGTAAACTAAGTTTTAATAATGTAAATTAAAACTAAATAAGGTTGTAAAACTGAATTAGCACTACCTACAAAGTTAGCACTTAAAGTATGAGAATGAGATTGTCCACCTCCAGTACTATTAACTGGACTATTATATGATGTGTTACTTCTTACAGTACAATTCAGGTTCATACTAACAACAAGACCAACGTAATTAGCTGCTCCACCTGGATTATAAACTAATGCACTATGACAGTGACTAGCTATCTGTTGCGTCGTTAAAGTAGTACTACCAGTCGAGCCTGAGATGTTTCCTGTTGGCGTCACTGTATTTGCTCCGCCTGTTTGAGCTACTGATTTTGAATTAGCTACGCTTGCTCCAATTGCTGTTCTATCTTCTAAATTTGGTAAATTAAATGTTGTAGATCCATCACCAGCACCATATGTAGTTGAAATAACTGCAAACAAAGCAGCATAAGTTGTTCGTGATACTGCAGTACCATCACATTTTAAAAATCCTGTTGGAGCTGTTGATGTACTCCATGGAACAATTGTTCCAGTAGCAGTACCTTGAATACCTGTTAAGTATGCTCCGTCGTAATTATATTTTGTTTCTGCGTAATTTGCCATAATTATTTATCTCTATATGTCCAACCAATTGTTGCATTACCTGAATATACTAAAGTAAATCCAGCCCCTTGTGTATTAACAACTAAATCAACAGCAGTATTAGCTATATTAGAACCATTACGTCCAACTGTCAAATTGTTAGTATTAAATTTATAGTTTGAATCAATAATTGAAACTTGATCACCAGTAGCTGGAGAAGCGGGTAAAGTTAATGTCCATGCTGCAGTCGATGTATTAGCAAGAATTGCAGATCCAGGTTGAACTGTTGCTGTTGTACTTACAGCTCTCCATATTTGTTCCATATGAGCAAGATTAATATTTGTTGCATCGGAATATAATGTATATTTATTTCCTTGCGCTAATTTTACTCCTGTTCCAGAAGTAGTTTTAAAAGTTACTGTATTTGTTCCATGAGTAATTTGATTATCAACAATATATGTTTTTTCAATTCCATCAGGAACGTTAACATTAATATTAGTTGTAGGAGTTCCTGTAAGTTGTAGAACAGCATTCTTACCATCAGAAATTGCACCATTTGAAAATGTAAGTGTAAGACCTGTTGTTGCATTAACTGCAACTGATTGATATCCAGCAATTGCTTGTTGAAGAATAACTAAATTTGTATTTGTAATATCACCCCATGTACCAGCATTTTCTCCAGTAACTTGGAGTTCTAGTTTGAGGTCTGTAGAATAACTTGATGCCATATTTTAATTCCTTATACTATTTATAAAATCTAAGCCGCTGTGTCAATCTCTGTCCAGTTTGCAGTATTTCCAGTACTAATATTTGACCAAGTTGCATCAGTTCCGGTACTAATTTCAGTCCAGATTTGATTATTTATACTATTTAAAGATATAGTCAATCCAATTCCTGTTACTTCTACAATGTCAGATATACCAGCTACTACATTATTCAAAGAAGCTGTTAATAATTGACCAGTAACATCTACAGGGGTATTTAAATCTATGGTTACATTTCCTCTAGAAATAGTTAATAACTGACCTGTTACTGAAATATTAGCAGTGCCTACAACAACTGTTCCAACAGCTAAAGATACAGACATTCCTATACCTGTAACTATAGCATCAGGTGAAGGATCAATTACTCCTTCAGTAATTGTTAATAAATTACCTGTTAAAGAAACATTAATATCTATAGAAGCAATTGCAGTTCCTTGAGTTATAGTTAATAAACTACCTGTTACATTTACATTTGCATTTGCTAATGGAGTTACACTATTTAAAGAAGTTGTTAGTAATTGACCAGTTACTGAAGCATTAATAGGAATACTTGCAGTTACACTTGCTAAAGTTGTAGTTAACTGTTGACCTGTTAAAGAAACTGTTACACTTGTAACATCTGCACCCCATGGTAAACTTCCCCATGTAAGTCTTCCCCAACCTTGATTTACTTCTGCATTTATACTTACACTATTTAAAGAAACTGATAATAAATTACCTGTAAGAATTACATCAGGATTTGGATCTACATATCCTTGTGTAATAGTTAATTGATTACCTGTTAAAGGTATATTAGCAGTTCCTGTAATAGAAACAGAATTATTAGAAAAAGTTAAACTATTTCCAGTTGCTAAAACATTAATGCCAATTGAAATAGTTATACTATTTAAAGAATTACTTAATTGAATACCAGTAAGTTGAACAGATGCATCATTTTGTAAGCCCCATGAACCTACACTCCAACCAAGTTCTCCCCAAGTATTGGCCATAATAGGTATCTCCTATTTAGCCTGATATTCTTAAAAGAGCTGCTGAAGTTGTATTAGCTGGAAATTGAATTGTAAACGTTCCTGCTGTAGCTGTTTTATCTCCACTGAAATCTAATACACATACTGCTGCATTTGAATTTGATGTATTATAAATTAAACATCCTGCTGCAGTTAATGTAACTCCTGTAAAAGATATATCGTTAAAGTTCGTAAAAGCAACACCTGAAGATACTAACGGTGTAACGTTAGTTAAAACTCCACCACCAGTTACATACTGACCAGTATTTGCAACTTCATTTGTTGAAGTATAAACTGTTGTTGCTGAACTTAAAGTTGCTGCAGATGTATACAATGCAAGTTTAAAAACATTTCCTGTAGTCAACGTAAAGTTGTGCGATCCAAAAAGAACTTGTTGTTTAAACGAATTTGCAACTGCTTGTGTTATAGCCATATTAACTCCTAATTATATTATCCTTGTTTTTGAATCTGAGGAGCACCTTCTTGATACTCATCTCGTCTTCTTCTTCCCATTTGTTCAATAGAGAATCCTTGTAACGCTGACTGATACTTTTGTTCATAAAATTGTATCATGTCT